AACACCGCCTTGCTCAGTTTTTTGCAGTTTCGCCGCCCGACATCATGCCACTGACGGCCTGCACGAGCGCCATAAACTGGGAAGGGTCAAGCTCGTCGTAGCTGGCTTCGAGGGTCGGGTCAAGTACCTGCCCGTCATCATCGACCAGATTCCACGAACGAATGACCCTTGCCAGTACCGGGTAGAACTCACCCAAATCGCCGCCCTCTGCCGTTGTGAGCGCCTGCATCCGTTGGATGGTGCCATCGCGCCACAAATCCCGGAATTCCCGCATCTTGAAGCGAATATCCGCCGTATGACCGTCCGGCAATGTGATAGTTGGCATATTACCTGCCTTGTTAGTATGCTGTTTGTACCGGTGCCGTGTTGAACTGGATGCTGATGCTCCACTCTACAACATCGTCATACGGATAGCTGACGCTGCGCTCGGTGACGTGGGCGTCAGGCACGGTGAACTTCGGATAGGTTGACGTCGTGCCAATCGGTGCCCAGATGAATGTGCCGTGCGTTTGCGGTGCGGTGCCGACCCAGTAGGCCGATCCTGTCGCGCCGCCTGGGTCGAGGAGGCTGATGTCACCGGAGCCATCGCGGATTGTCGGAATCCAGTAGCGATGGGTTGCCGTGCCCGCTGACGAATCAGCCTGGTCAGTTGTGGCGTTGACATCCAGCGAGCGGAAATCGGCGCTGAATGTCGCCGTACCCGCCGCATGGATAAACTCCATGTGCAGGTCGCGTCCAACATAACGAGCCATAGTAGTTACCCCCTAAGTGCGTGATGTTCTGATAACGTATTCACCGCCAGCGTGCCCGATGGTATGGCCAGCCGGATCAACTTCCTGATACCTGATGATGTTCTCGCGTGCCGTCCAGAAGTTGGTGTGGCCCGTGACGGTCAACGTGGCCTGGTGTAAGAGTGTGTCGATTTGCTCTGCAATGGCCCCGGCCGCGCTGAGAGTGGAAGCCACACCCTGCACGGTATAGACCATGCGATTGCTACGCGTCGGCGTCATATTGTCTTCGATGCCGCTGCCCAGGTTGAATACGACCGCCGGTAAGGTCTGGTCACGGGGGATCTGCCCGTTGTAGATAGCCGTCCCACCGAGCAAGGTTGTCAGCGCGGTACCCGCCGCCAGGGTGTTGTAAAGCGCCGTGTCGATAGCGTCCATTACATCTCCGCGACAGGTTGCACCCAGGTAACCGGAACACACGCGCAATCTGTGCCCTGCCAAACGATAACGACAATCTCGCCATCAGACTTCAGCACATCAGCCTCTTCTCCGTATGACAAACCCAGTATTCGCGCGATATCTTCCTTCAATTTCACTTTATCTGGCATGTTACATCTCCGCGATCTGTTTCATAGCCTTGATGAATGCCGGTCGCACAAGCTCCGCGGCTGGGCGCATGTAGGGCTGTGCTGGAATATGATATGTCTTATGATGCGTGCCATATTCGACGTGTGCGGCATACTCCACATCGCGCGACCCCACTTCCCACGTCAAGGCGCTGACCGGCTGCGCCTGGATGCTGCCCTTGAGGTTACCAGTTTCGACCGGCACAACCTTTTTGGCGTGGCCCTCGATATTGTTGGCGGCTACCTGCACTGCCTCTGCCGCCCGTTGGCGTGCTAGTCCCGCCAGTTTGGGCATATTGTTGAAGCGAATCTCAGTGACAATCGCCATCATGCCTCCAACCGCTTGACATTGGCCCGTGTCGCCGTGTCCCAGGTTTCCTCGTCCCAGGTCTGCATTACCTCGTAGGTAACGCTGTCAATCACCAACCGGTCATCGGGATACAGCGCCGTGCCCTGCGGCAAGGTGACGACCCACTCAGCAACCGTTTGCTGTTGCTCACCAATCAATTGCAATGATGCCGCCCGTTCGATGGGTCGCAACCGACAAGCCACACTTGCTGCAATCGTGCCATAGGTCGTAGTCCACTCTCCAATAGCATTGACCGCCGCCGTCCCGCGCAAGATCGTCGCCGTGTCATCGGCCAACGTCGCCAGCGCATCGGCACGCATTTGAGTCAACTGCGAGGCATCGATATAGCTCATGTCGTCTGATTATCCACGTCCGAGCTGTAGCCGTCAATCCGCGTTACAGCCCGCGACCCGGCCCCGCCACTGACGCCTGCCGAGCCGTACTGTTTGCGCCAGGCCGCCGCCTGCTCCGCGAAGCCCTTAGCGATGTCGGAGCGATCCAATCGTAAGCCGTCCGCCGTGAATGACGGATGCTTGCGCCAGGCCACCGCCAAC